TTAGAGGCAAGAATTGATGAATTAGGAAAAGTTGCGTCAATTAACATCATTAATAGCGGAAAAGACTACAAAGATCCCGATCTTGCGATAGAATTTCCAGAAACATTGCGTGAACAAGGGTTTGCAGACGATATGAAGTTCCGTCAAGAGATATTTAAGAACGATACAGGTATAAATTTACAGTCAAAAGCGGTAGAAGACCCAGATTTTAAGGATGGAGAGCAAAGTTCCAAGGACGGAACAGCATCTATTCTTAATGAATCCTATAAAAACGAGTCTGGATTTAGAGGAACGTTAAGACAAGCACAGTTAAGAGCAGTTTTAGACGATCAAGGTAGTATTATAAACGTAATTATTGAAGATCCTGGTCAAGGATACAGTCCTGCGTCTCAACCAAAGATATTAGTTGCAGAAAGATATGAGGAACAACTAGAAGAAAGGGGTACAGACAACCAAGTTCAAGATTTAGATTTACAATATAACTCAACTTTAAAGACTGGACAATTAGATCCTGAGATGCAAGAGCAGGTAAATGCCAATTTAGATAACTTTGAAGAAGATATTCCTGAGTATGATCAACCTAGAAGTGAAGGAACAGTCACAAGTTACATTAATATGCCAGATGTTAACCCAGAAGAGATGAGTAAAGACTGTGAATCTACTCCAAAGAACTGTATTAACCTAGAAGTTGCACCTGGATGGAGTGATATTAATAATATTTACGATACAGACACTACTTTTGCAAGTGTGCGGAGATATGCACCAGACTTTAACGAAAGAAACGCGGAAATATCGCAGATGTGGCAAATGTCCCGTGAAACATCTGATGAAGTTAACGCAGATACGGGTGGAATAGACTCATTATATCCGCAAGGGTGTGAGGAATGGGAACAACCAAACATATTTCACGTAAGAAGGTTCTTTGACATACCGTGTCCTTATGTAACACTAGATGCTGATGGTGAAAAGTCATTATTTGGGTTTATGCCTTACAAGTATTGTGCTAGTCAACAAGAGACTGCAAGGGTACGTGTATCTATGGAGATAGAAGGCGATGTAAGCGGTGCAGGAGCGTCTGTAAGCACTGCTTTTAACAATTTCCTTAAAACACTACCTGCACCCACATTAACACGTCCTAGGAAGATTACAAACCTACCTAATGGAATAAAAGCACATCCTTGTTTCCAAGGAGATGCAGAGGGTAGATGTTATCAAACCTCCGCAGGTCAATACGCATTTGTTCCTCTTGGCGGTGATGAAAATACATTTGATTACGGATTATCTGGAATGACGGAGTTAGGGCAACTACAAACGTGGATAGGAAACAATGTTAGCGGATATGGAGGAAGTACTAACTTCACTTACGGTTATAACACCGTATCAATCGCAGCGTGTAGCGGAGGAAAGTTACCTAATCCGTGTTGGCACAATTTTGTCACGGATGGAGTGCTAGATGTCAATAAGGGATATGATGGAGGTGGAAGTGCTCTTTCACAAGCGGATTTGTGTAGTTCCTCACCATTACAAGCGTGTAGTGGTACAAACGGTAGTGCTCTGTACCAAGTAGTACACGCTGCTATATCCATAGATCCAAACTTAGTCAACGCGGACAACTATATAGAGATGGGACCCTACGAGGGTACATTACTCTATCGTAATTATTCCGCAGCGAGCACAAAGTTACTAGATGACACAATGAACAACTACGGAAACCCTTACTTTGATGAATGTGATTTAAGGTTCGACTAATGACTCCAACTTACCACATCTATCTAAACGAGAAGTGTTTATTCAAAAACTTAAACCAAGAAGAGTTTGATCTCATCTGGGGTAGGATATATAAGTCCTACTTTGCGGATGAACTCACATACTCTGCTGTTTTTGAAAAAGCAGAAGACTATTCAGACGCATCTTTCTAAAATGGGAAAACCAATGCCAGTTGCAAGTCATAATGGTCTACCTTGTAGTGGGCACGGGATTCCTATACCTTCAACTATTCACGCTCAACAACCTTGCGGAAGTCCACCCATACCATTTACTATCGAGATAAAAGATAAAACTTGTTGGTGGCCACCCACTCCATTGATTCCTCTAACTGGATTGACACCTGAGAGATCATTAGTATTAGTAAATAAACTTCCTATTATGTTGGAGATGGATGTTTTTACTCCGCACATATCTCCTACTACAAATATCATAAATTATTTGTGTCCCTGCGGAAAAGCAATGTGTATTATTCCAACACCAATAATTTGCGGATTGTTGACTATAGAAGATAAAGGTGGTATTGGTCACGAAAGAATTTTAAACGCTACTACATTTACAGTATTTGCCCTTAAGAGAAGAGTTGCCAGAATGCTAGACCCATTAGGTGCAGGATTACCAAAAGTATCCTGGCCGTGTAAATCGGTTGTTGCTTATGGTTCACCTACTGTTCTCTGTGGTTAATCCAATGGAAAAGACTAAAACGAAAAGTTTTGACGAATGGATGAAGGAAATGTTAGAAGGGCAAGAAGAAGATTTGCCAGAGATTCCTGATGCGTCAGGAATAGATATAGATATAGATTATAGTCATTCACACTGAGGGAGTACAAAAGATCTCCACTTAGAAGGAGTGCCCTCTTATAAAACTACATTATTACTATGGCAAAAACTTTCAGTATGGGTCAAACTATTGAATCCAAACCTAAAAAAACACGACAAGGCAGAGGACAACACAGTAAGTATTCTGCAACTTCTCGTAACAAAGCAAAAAAACGTTATCGAGGACAAGGTAAATGATTCGAGTAGATATGAGTGAAGATTTTATCAAAACTGGTGGATGGTTAGTAACTATGCCCGAACGTGATAAATACTTAAAACAAATGAAAGTTTTGAGTAATGGCGTACAAGTTCAGAGCAGAACGAACTCTTAGCAGACAATTCAAAGACTTCAGTATTCAGATGAGAGCAAATCCGAATACTGAAGATTTTACTGTGGTTAAGAATGAAAACGCTATTAAGCAATCAGTACGTAATTTAGTATTAACTGGAATGGGTGAAAGACCATTTCAACCTAAGATTGGATCACGTTTGAGACAACTATTATTTGAACCATATGATGTTTTTCTAGCACAAGACATAAAAGAAGAAATCATCAACGTCGTTAAAAGACTAGAACCAAGAATTAATGTTCGTCAAGTTAGAGTTTTTAATGACCCAGAAGATGAAAACAATCTTCGTGTTGAATTTGACTATACTATTGTTGGTGAAACCTTGATACAAACTGTTGACTTCCTATTGGAGACAATATAAATGCCCGCAATACCCTCAAATTTAACTTCTTTAGATTTTTCGGAAATAAAAGAATCTATCAAATCTTATATGAGAACTCGAACTGAGTTCACTGATTACGATTTTGAAGGTTCTGCTGCTTCATATCTACTAGACGTACTAGCATATAATACATATTATTCTGCTTTCAACGCTAATATGGCGATGAACGAAGCATTTTTAGAGTCAGCAACAATAAGAGACAACGTAGTAAAGATAGCAAAACAGTTAAATTATACACCTAGATCAATAAAAGCAGCAAAAGCGTGTGTTGCTTTTTCTGTACAAACTACATTTGTTGGTGCTAGTACCACTTATCCATCTACTGTAACTATTCCTGCGGGTGATGTATTTGTTTCATCTGTTGATGGTCAAGCATTTACATTTACTGTTCCAGAACAGATCACTCAAATGGTAGATCAACAGACTGGTATTGCATCTTTTAACAAAACAATCATATATCAAGGAAACTTACTTTCATATGAGTATGATGTTGTTGATGTTAAAAAAAGAAAATATGAAATTCCTGTTGACAACATAGATACAGACTTACTTTATGTGTCTATTTCACCTAACGCTCAGAGTGAAGAGATTGACACTTATAACCAAATTACAAATATTGTTAATGTTGACGGAACAACTCGTGGATATTTCTTAGAAGAAACTGACGATTTAAGATATACAATTATATTTGGTGATGGTGTTATTGGTAGAGAACTAATTGCAGGTGAGGTTATAAGACTGAAATATGTTAGAACAGATGGACCAGAAGCAAATGGTTGTAAGAAGTTTACTTTTATAGGTCAAGTAAGAGATAATACTGGTCGTGCTGTATCATCTGCTAACATCTCTCTAGCGACCGTAGATGCCTCTCAGGACGGTGAAATGGGAGAAGATGTTATATCCATCAAGTACAATGCTCCAAGGGCATTCAGTGCTCAAAACAGAGCAGTCACGGAGTCCGACTATGAATACATTACTAAACTGGTTTATCCTCAAGCAAAGTCTGTTACTGCATATGGTGGAGAAAGAATCTATCCACCAGTTTACGGAAAGGTCTTTGTTGCTGTAAAAACTAAGTCTGGTGCTGCATTAAACGCAACTACTAAGAAGCGTATTAAGAATGATTTGTTGAAATACTCTATGGCAGCGATCGAACCAGTTATTATCGATCCTACAACTCTATACATACGTCCTAAGACTTATGTGTTCTTTGATGGTACTTCAACAACACTTTCTAATAATGAACTTGCTTCTAGAGTTCTAGGTGCTATTGATGAGTACAATACTCAAGGATCTGCAAATAGATTTAATGGAAGAATTGATAGATCTGCGTTCCAAACAATGATCGACCAGTCACAAAATTCCATAGTTGGTAATCAAACCACTATGACTCTTGGTTTAAATGTTACAGGATTCCCATTTGGAAGCACATTTACTCAGTGTGTAGACTTTGGTAACTCCATAGTTAATCCTGGTGATATTGGTGCAGGTAATCCTTCTGACTCATCTGGAGGAATAACTTGTAGTCCTAATTTCTCATCAGTAAAGACTGGTACATTCTACTCAACAGGTTATACAGAAAATTTACTAGATCTTGCTGTATCATCTCAACAACTAACTACAAACTCAGTATTGAGTATCAGTACATTTGTAGAAAATGATGCTAGTGCACTTTTACCAGTAAACGTAAGAGATGATGGTAGAGGTAGTTTGATAATGGTTACAAAACTTGATGAAAAAGAAGTTATTCTTAAATCTGGTGTTGGAACCGTAGATTATAAAACTGGAGAAGTTTGTTTAGGTCCTATAGACGTAGCAAGTACTCCTGATGGAACAACACGTATTCCTGTTACAGTTCTGCTAGATAGTGGTAATGTAAATATAGGAACTGGTGTAGATCCTACTATTTTCAACCCACAAGTAATTACTATAGATTACACCATTGATGGAACTAATATTCCAAACTTCGATCCGTTAGACTTTACTCCAATTAACTTTGACGGAACCTCGATAAATATAATTGATTATCCAACCACGGTATTTGAATACCCTGAGTTTGACACTTGCTTCTAAGCACCAAAAATAATAAGAGATGAAGTCAGTTAAGGTATCCCAACGGTTACAGGACCAGATCCCTGCGTTTATAAAAGAAGAGGATCAGTCTTTTGTAGACTTGCTAGTACAATACTACAAGTCACAGGAGAAAAGTGGTAAACCGTATGATATTTTAAACAATATTTTAAGTTATACAGATATTTCAAGTGACGAATATGATCCTAACTTTATTTCTTCATCATCTATTGTTTTAGATCGCATAGGTGCTACTGATCAAAATATTACTGTAGAAACTGTTGATAATTTTCTTGAGAAAGATGGAACAATAAAGATTGATAATGAAATTATTTTTTATGAAGAAACAACTAAATCACCAGAGGTTGTATTTACTCCAGGTGTCAATAAGTTAGAATTTGATAAGAAAATACAAGAGTTAGAAAATATAAGACCTCTATTTGATGGAACTGAAACAAGTTTCCAATTAAAACTACTTGGAACTCCAATTACACCAAGTTCTGTTGAGTATTTACGTGTTATAATAAATGGTTTGCAGTTAGAACCTAATGTTGATTATTTTCTTGATGGATCAAACATTAGATTCCAAACTCCTCCTGCAAACCTTGCAGGATCAACTACAGTAACTAAGATTGAATATCT